GGTGGTAACGGTGGTTCAGGAGGCGGTGGCGGTGGTGCTGCTGCAAATGGTAGAACTTCTGGTTCAGGTGGTAACGGCGTTGTTTTTTTATACTATTAAAAAGGAGAAATAAAATGGGAACATATGCAGTAATGGGCGGAGATACAGTAACTAATGTAATAGTTGCTGATGATCCAATTGATGCATCTAATGCATTAGGCGTAGAACTAATTGAATATACATCTGATAATCCAGCGGGAATTGGATGGACATATGATAAAGAAACAAATACTTTTACACCTCCCGCACTTATAGATCCAATAAATTCTGGTACACAAAAATTAATTGATGCGGGATTAACTCAAGAAGAAATTAATGCTTTAATTTATCAAGCATCTCAACCCACTTTACAAGACCCTATTGAATAGGATATAATCAGTAAATGAATCTAGTCCAAAGAGCCGTTTTAAACGGTGGTAAATTAGCGCCTTTAGTTATTTCTAAAGGATTAACCTCTGGAACGGGATTAATGAATCCCTCCATATTTATAGATAATGATGGAGATATATTAGTTAATCTTCGTCATGTAAATTATACTTTATATCACTCAGAACATAATCAAATGTTTCCTTCTATATGGGGTCCTTTATCTTATTTGCATCCAGAAAAAGATATGAATCTTAGAACAACAAATTATATATGTAGATTAGATGAAAATCTTGTTATGACAGATCATACTGTTGTTGATACAAGTCTTTTAGATGCCCCGCCACTTTGGGAATTTGTAGGAGAAGAAGATTGTCGCTTAGTTCAATGGAATGGGGACTATTATAATATAGGCGTAAGACGAGATACAACAACTCATGGTGAAGGTCGCATGGAATTATCTAAAATTGAAATAGATAAAAAGAAATGGACAGCAAAAGAAGTATCAAGAATGAGAATTCCTGCTCCATTTACAGATGAATCTTATTGTGAAAAAAACTGGTATCCCATTCTTGACAAACCTTATCATTTTATTAAATGGACTTCACCAACTGAAATTGTAAGAACTTATCCAGAACTTCCTGCCCGATGTGAGCAGGTTTCTCATAAAGAAACAAACTTGCCTTTAACAGCAGATCAAAGAGGTGGATCACAATTAATTTCTTGGAAAAATTATTATCTTTGTATAACTCATGAAGTTAATTTGTTTAATAATTATTTAGGACAAAAAGATGGGATATATCGTCATAGATTATGTGTGTGGGACAAAGAATATAACTTAATTGGAATGTCTAAGGAACCATTTTCATTTTTAGATGCAAGAGTAGAATTTGCTGCAGGTGCAGCAGTATATAAAAATGATTTGCTTATATCTTTTGGATTTCAAGATAATGCAGCATTTGTTTTAAAAGTTCCAAACACTTTAGTTGAAGAAATGATAAAGGATGCGCTATCTAATGACAATTGAACAATTAATTGAAAATGCTTCTCATGATATGTTTAATCCAAAATTAAATTTTGATATTGCTAAGAAATATGAAGAATTGGGTCAAACAGCTTCTGCTGTATCTTTTTATTTAAGAGCAGCAGAATATGGATATGATACAGATCCTCTTGTTGTATATGCTTCTCTTTTAAGAATGTCAATTTGTTTTAATGATCAAAATGGGCGGGAACATACTGTAAAAAATTGTTTATTACAAGCTATGGAATATCTACCTAATAGGCCAGAAGCATATTTTCTTTTGTCCCGCTATTTTGAAAGAAATCAAAAATGGCAAGAATGTTATACTTTTGCAAGTATAGGTATTACTCATAATTTCCGCATGGAAACACTTCCAACATATGTAGAATATGATGGATTTTTTGCTTTAGAATTTGAAAAAGCTGTTTCAGGTTGGTGGATAGGTAAAAGAGAAGAATCCAAAGAAATTTTTGAAAGACTACTTACTTTAAAAATACCTGATAACTATGCCTCCTCTATTAAGTATAATTTAGAAAAGCTTTAAACCGCTTTTTATTTTTATTTTGGTATAATGATTACATATGAGCCTACAATCCACCAAGGGATTTAGATATCCCCAACTACAAGATACAACCAATGTGCCAAGAGATTTACAATATCTTGCACTGGATATTGATGCTTATTTAACCACAAACACAGGTGCTGCAGGCACTCAAGGCGTTTCAGGTTTGCAAGGTTTTCAAGGCATTCAAGGAATTAGCGGAGCATTTGCTGGACAAGGTATACAAGGGCGTCAAGGAACAACTGGTATACAAGGTTTTCAGGGTGTTCAAGGAATTAGTGGTGCTTTTGCTGGTCAAGGAATTCAAGGAACTGCAGGCCCTCAAGGTTTGCAAGGTATTGGAACGCAAGGTGTTCAAGGAATTAGTGGTGCTTTTGCGGGGCAGGGAGTTCAAGGTCGTCAAGGAACTCAAGGTTTTTCAGAAAAAGAAAATTCAGCTACACAAGTTTTATATGTTTCTAAAAGTGGAAGCGATAGCAATAATGGAACAACAATTGCTAGAGCTTTTTTAACTATTAAAGCAGCACTTGCAATTGCAACAGATGGAACAACTGTTATTGTTAAAAGCGGTGATTATACAGAAGCAAATCCAGTTACAATTCCTACGGGAGTTTCAGTTGTTGGAGATAGTTTAAGATCGGTAACAATTAGGCCAGCAAATACATCTTCTCATATTTTTTATGTTAATAATGGTGTTTATATTACAGAGGTTACATTTAAAGGACATACAAACGGCGCAGCAGCAGTAGCATATAATCCAGACGGTTCGGCGGGAGTAATTACAAGAAGCCCATATGTATACAACGCTTCATCAATTTCAACTGGTGGAAAAGGTATGTATATTGATGGTAGTAAAGCATCTGGAAATAAATCAATGGTTGCTGGTCAATATACTCAAATTAATTATGGTGGAATTGGTGTACATATTGTTAATCAAGGATATGCACAGCTTGTTGGTATATATACAATTTTTACAGATGTAGGAATTCTTTGTGAGTCTGGTGGATTTTGTTCCCTTATTGGATCAGATACATCTTTTGGAAATTATGGATTAAAAGCAGTAGGAGTAAGTAGTATATTAAACTCAGGAACTGTATTTTCTAATGATACAATTAATCAATCTATGGTTATAAGTGGTTTAACTACAACGCCATATGCAAACAATGTTGTAACATTTGATAATGGAACAACTTGGTACACTTTAAATTCAGTAACTCCAGTAGTTGGTGGAAAATCAACAATTACTTTAACTACAAATATTCCAACAAATTTAGTAAATGGAACTACTACAGCAAAATTTTATCAAAATAGTAGAATTACAGCTTCAGGACATACTTTTGAATATTGTGGAAGCGGTATAGATCCAGCAACCGCTTTGCCACAACTAGGGGGAATTCCAGTACCAGAAAGTGAAGTTATAATGTCTGGCGGAGGTGCAGTATTCTTTACCAGCACAGATCAAAAAGGAAACTTTAAAATAGGTCCCGATTTAGTAATTGATCAATCTTCGGGTACAATTAGTGGTACAGCCTTCAATAGAAGTTTATTTTCTATAATGACTCCATATATGTTGGCGCTGGAGGGGTAAAAAATGGCAGCAGTCGTATTAAATCAATTTAAAACAATAACAGCAGTTTTAACAACTAGTAATCAAAATCTTTATACTCCATCAACAGGTTACACTGGAGTTGTTCTTTTAGCTCAAATAGCTAATATTGCATCTTCTGGAAATACTGTATCAGTATCTTTTTATGATGGTACAAGCTATACTTTTTTGTTAAAAGATTTTTCAGTACCAGCAAATGATGCAACTTCTGCAACCGTTGGTAAGCTTGTTATAGCGCAGGGTAAATCACTTTGGGCACAGGCGGGTGCAAATAGTACTATGCATGTTACTCTAAGTATCCTGGAAACTTTTAATGGCTAAAAATTTATCTGGTAAAGTAAAAAAAACCCCTCCCTTACAAGTAACTCAAAGTAGATATGATTATATTGGCTTATCTGAAACAGAGCCAGACTTAGGCGTACCTTCAGCTGCAAATCAAGTATTAACTTCTACCGTACAAGGTGTACGTTCATGGTCATCCGCATTAGCTCTACAAGGCGCACAGGGTATGCAGGGAGCTGGAACAGTAGGAACGCAAGGCCCACAAGGTATACAAGGAATTGGAAATGTTGGCATTCAAGGTATACAAGGATTTAGAGGACTTGATGGATATATTGGTGCAGATGGCGCACAAGGTACTCAAGGAATACAAGGCTTTTCTATACAAGGCACTACAGGAAGTCAAGGAATTCAAGGAAGACAAGGAACAGACGGCTTACAAGGAACAGTTGGTCAAAGTGGACTAAATGGTGCACAAGGAATTCAAGGTGTACAAGGAAATCAAGGAGTTCAAGGTGTACAAGGAGTTCAAGGTGGTCAAGGCGTACAAGGTGTTGTAGGTGTAGGGGCTCAAGGTCCGTCGGGAATGAGTGGAGATCTTTATTCAACAAGTTCTACTTCTACTTTTACATTACAATCAAGCGGTAATCAAACAATAAGTATTGGACTTGGTTTATCTTATTCAGCAGGACAAGCAATTACACTTGCTTATGATGCCTCAAATATTCAATATGCAATAGTTTCTAGTTATAATTCTACAACTGGATCTTTAGTATTTACAAGAACTGGATTTATTGGTTCTGGAACATACGCATCTTGGTATGTCAATCTTGCTGGTGCTGTAGGGCAAGCAGGGCCAACTGGTTTACAGGGTATTCAAGGAGTAGATGGACTTTTTGCGGGTCAAGGTGTACAAGGAACTCAAGGCTTACAAGGTATACAAGGGTTTGGATATGCTCAACTTCAAGGAACTCAAGGAACTCAAGGTATTCAAGGTGTTGGAAATGTTGGCGCACAAGGAATTCAAGGTGTGCAAGGAATACAAGGCAGACAAGGAACTCAAGGTGTTCAAGGAAGCACGGGAGTACAAGGAATTGTTTTTGGCTCAACACCACCAGCTAATCAAGGTGTATTGTGGGTAAATACTGCATCAGCAAGTAGTTCTATACAAGGAACACAAGGTATACAAGGCGGTGGATTTAATCAAGCTCAAGGAATACAAGGCCCTACAGGTTTTTATGCAAGAGTTTTAAGTTTAAGCGCTAACTCTGCTACTCCAGCAATTAATGTTGATTTGTATAACGTTGTGCATATAACAGGACAAACTTTAGCAATTACTGGATTTACAATGACTGGAACTCCAGCAGATGGATCCACTCTTAGAATATCTATTACTGGAACAACTTCAATTGCTATTACATGGGGTTCTTCATTTGAATCTTCAACATTACCTTTACCAACAACTACTTCTAGCACCACCCGCTTAGATGTAGGATTTTTTTGGAATACAGAAACTTCTAAATGGAGATGTGTGGCGGTTGCATAATGGCAATAATAGTTGATGGGACAGCAGGTGGTCAAATTTCGCCACAATCTACTAATTATACTTCAACAATGTCAACTTCAACTTTATCTTGCACAAAATCTAATAATATTATTGTTGTTTTTATTGCATCAGAATATAGAGGTCAATCAACTGGAACAACTATATCTTCTGTTTCTGGAGGTTCACTTACATGGAATCGCAGAACAACAAATTATAGACAGGGAGATCAATCTCAAGAAATTTGGTGGGCTTATTCACCTGGAATTTTTAATTCAGCAATTACAGCAACATTTGGTGGTGGCCCAGTAGATGATGCAACTATTACTGCTTTTGGTTTGAATGGGGCTAACATCTTCTCACCTTGGGATACAAACACTTCTTTACCAGCAAAAACTGCAGTAAATGTATCATCAGCTCCTATATCAACAAATAGTTCTAGCCCCTTTGTACTTTGTTTTTATGGATCAAATACATCTTCAACTCCAAGCGGTCTTGTACCCGCTGGCAATACATCAATTGCTCAAACACTAAATGGCGGCGCTATATATTATCAATATAGTTGTATTGCAGGAGCAAATGTGGGAATTCAAAATAATATTACGTGGGGTTGGACTAATTCTAATACAGGCGGTGGAAATTATTCTTATACAATAATTGATGCAATTGCTCCCGCTTCCACTTCAAACTTTTTTAATTTTTTATAAATTGATTTTATTTTAATAATAAGGTACAATAAGGAGTATCATGCCACAACTACAATATTATGACACCACTGCTGGACAATGGCTTCCAGTAGTTGTTGGTGCTCAAGGCACAACAGGACCACAAGGTTTACAAGGAATTCAAGGAACACAGGGTGTTCAAGGTCTGCAAGGTATTGGAAATAATGGTGCACAAGGTCTACAAGGTGTACAAGGCACACAGGGTGTACAAGGTTTGCAAGGCGGTGGATTTAATCAATCTCAAGGTGTTCAAGGCATTCAAGGAAGACAAGGTGTTCAAGGACTTGATGGCGCTTTTGTTGCACAAGGTATTCAAGGTGTGCAAGGAATAACGGGACTACAAGGACCTTTATCTAATATTCATCCAATTTTTATGATAGGCGGGGTGTAATAAAAAATGGCAGAGACATATAAAATACTAGGACAAATTAATCCAACAGCCTCAACAGAGTTTGTATTATATCAATCTCTTTCTTCGGGGTTTGGAACAATTGTTACAAACATAACAGTGGTAAATCTTTCATCTTCCCCGCAAACTTTTGATGTAAATGTTTATAATAGCGTAGTAAGTAATGGAACATCTTCACCAGCAGTAAACAATCTTTATAAAAATGCAACAATTCAAGGTAACACATCAGAAATTCTAGAGCCTGGAATTTTACTTGGACCAAATAACACACTTGTTGTCAAAGGTTCTACAACATTAACATTTTCTGCGTATGGTGCTGAAATAACATAATGCAAACTTATAAAATTTTAGGTCAGACTGCACCTACTGCAAATACTGAAACTTTAAATTATACAGTTCCTGCATCTACATCCACAACAATAAGATCTATAGTAATAACTAATACATCATCAACACCAGATACGTTTAGTGTTTTTTTAGTGCCAACTGCAGGAAATTCTGCTACAAATGCAAATTATATTGTTTTAAATAATAAAATTATGGGCAATTCAACAATTTCTCTTAAATATGGATACATGTTGCCAACAGGAGCAGGAATTAGAATAAAATCAACAAATGGTACTTCTACATTTTCTACATATGGATCGGAAATGTCATGACAGCTAACTATAAATTATTGGCACAAACTTCTCCTACTGCAAATACAGAAACATTAAATTATGCAGTTCCTACATCTACATCAACAGTTGTTAGATCTATCAATATATCCAATACTTCTTCTAATTCAGACACATATTATAT